CTCCGACTTTACCGCCACGGCGGCAGCGATCTTGTCATTGAGCGTTTTGGCGCTGAGGGTGCCGTCCGGGGCGATGTCCAGCGCTTCGCCCACTTTCACGCCGCCCAGCTGGTCCGCCGTAGCGGGCGGCAGGCTGTAAGGCGTGCCGAACTTGGCGTCTGCCTGCTCTTTGGTGTAGAAGCTGCCGGAATCCACCGCCTTGATGCTCTCCGCAAGCTGCTGCAGCTGGGCGTTGCCGCTCTGCTGCATGGCGGTGAGGATGGCGGTGTACTGGGCCAGCAGTGTCTCGGTGGGGATGCCGGTGACGCCGTCCCGCATGAGGCCGCAGACGGCCTCATCGGTGCGGGTGTCGGTGATGTCGGCGGAGGTGACCGCCGCCGACCCCGCCGGGACAGAGATCGTGCACAGGCCCAGCTCGTACTGGTTGTGGTTCTGCAGGATGTCGGGCGGCTGAGCGGCCACGGCAGGCGTGCCGGTCTTGAGTCGGATGGCGGTGAGGTTGGACGACGTATCAAACTGCAGCACCACACGATCCACCCGGTTGAGGGTGTTGTCGGCGTCGGGCACGGTCAGCACCGTGTCCTCCCGGCTGCAAACGGACACGCCTTTGAAGTCGTCGTAGTTGATCCAGGCAAGGCCCGGGGCAATGGTGATCTGCCGGGTGCCGGTGATGCTGACGGCGAAATTGCTGTCCTTTGCGTAGACGCCGGACGTGCGGGTGCACAGGTAGGTGGCTACATCTTCGGCACTGTAGGTCACGCCGTCCAGCGGATAGGTAATGATGCTCATGTGTTTTTCCTCCTGAGGATGGGGGTGCCGATCTCGGTACTGACCGTATTTTCACCCTTCTGAGACTGCAGGGTCACCGACGTGATGCGGGCCGCTGCCTGGATGTCGGTGCCGGGCAGGCTGGCCGCCACCACCTTGCCCACCGTCACGGGGCCGGTGGGGGTGAACTCAAAATTCTCCAGCCGGGTGTGCTTCGCCAGCTCCTGCTCGCCCAGCGTGCGCAGGGCGGCAAGGTACTCGCTCTGGGACTGGCCGTCCTCCTTTTTCTTGCTGGAGGCATCCAGCAGCATCTCCCGCCGGGCCGTCCCGGTGTTGTCGGTGGCCCCCACGGTCACCGTGCCGTCGGCCCCCACCACGGTGCAGATGTTCTTGTAGTCCGTGATGCTCTCGGTATAGGCCAGGTCGGTCAGGTTGCCGTACTGGGGCGCATAGCGGGCGTTGGGGTCCAGCTTGGGCCGGTACAGCTCAAACAGCAGCTTGTTCTGCTGCTGGTCGAACCGCACCCGGAAGCCGATGTCCAGCTCCTGGCACACCTGCTCTGCAATGCTCAGCAGGCTGCCGGGCTTGACCTCTCCGGCGTAGGCGTCGGCCAGACCGGCCGGGTCGCCCAGCTCCAGGCAGGGCCATGCGGCGGCCCCGGACACCAGACCACGCAGCGTGTCCTCCACGGCAAAGCTGCTCAGGGTGCCCGTGCTGACCCGCTCGTCGAGGATGCAGGCGGCGTCCTTGGTGTAGAGGACCAGCTTGTGATCGGCTTTCTGGGCCGACACGATGCGCATGAGCCGGTCGCTGCCGACCAGCCAGAGATAACGGTCCGGGCGGCAGAGGGCCTGCAGGGCGGTGGTGTCGTGGAGCTCCAGCTGAGCCCCCTGCACGTTGCTGTAGACGTTGTAGCGCTCCGGCCAGACCAGAGACAGCCAGCTCTCGATGCGGCCCAGCAGCTCCAGCCGGTCGTTATAGACGCAGAGGCTCTTGTACCCGGATGCCGTCAGGGCGGATGTGATCTCAGCCATTGGAACCCTCCGTGATGATCGTGGTAAATGCGGCATGCATGGTCAGCGACAGAAACAGCCAGCCGTCGCCGGAATCCGCCGTGCGCTGCCATGCCTGCGCCCCGTGGTATACCGTCCAGAGGGTGCTGCTGCCGTCCAGCAACGAAAGGACGTCGTAGCCTTTGCCGTCGATGACCCGCTCCACCCGGAGCTCGCCGTTTTCCCGGTAGACCTGCAGCTCGTCACCGTCCTGCAGGGTCGTGATGAAGCGCAGATATTCGCCGGTCTCCGGGTTGATGACGCCGGGGTTGACCACCTCGCCCCGGGCGGTCAGCGAGAGCTTCCAGCTCCGGGTGTCCAGACCGCTGTTGAGGATGCGGATGTAGCTGGCCTGTTCCCGGATGCCGTACTGATGCGAGGTGTAGCACACCGGCAGCCGGAACACGGGCGTTACCTTGATGGTGGCTGCCGTGGTCTTGGCCACACTGTGCCAGTAGGGGTTCGGGCAGTAGAGCTGGAAACTGAAGGTTGGCCACGGCACTGCCGGCGAAATGGCCGGGCAGCGCTGCACCTCGGCGTCACACCAGTATTTTCCGGCCACGGTCAGGCGGCCGGTGACGCCGGGAGCAAAAATGTCCCGCAGCTGGCGCTTGCAGTAGTCGGCGTTGCGCAGGATGCGCCCGGTGATGGTGCGGGTGACGCCGGAGATGCTCCGGCTGTCCACGGTGGCACCCACCTGCTGGTAGCCCTGGCTGGTCTCCAGCTCCACGGGCAGGTCGCCCAGCGGGTCGCAGCTCCACAGCACGCCGGCGGCATAGCCAAAAGCGAAGCTCTGGCCGGTGCCAGTGGTAAAAACAGCATCAAACACCCTGCAGCACCGCCCTTCTCTGCTCATACTGCGCTTCACGCATCAGGTCGGCGGCCGTCTGCGCTTTGCTGTAAATGTACTGGTTGACCTCGATGTTGGGCCGCTGGGTGCGCTGCGGCAGCGGGGCGCGCTTCTCGTAATCCCACAGGGAGCCGGATGCCGTGGAGGTCGTGCTGCTGCCGGAAGTGCCGCCGGAGATGCCGGGGGTGGTCTTGCGCTTGAACGCGCCGCCGACGCCGGCCACGATGGCCGCAATGGCGGCGGTCAGGGCCACGCCTGCCGCGATCATGAGCAGCGCCTGCGGGGCACCGAATCCGGTGGGGAACAGTGCCGCCGCGACGGCTTCCAGCATCCCCACAAAGGCGCTGCCGATGGAGCCGATCAGGGTGCCCATGGAGGCCAAAATCTCCGGGAAGCTGGAGATCAGTCCGCCCTTCAGGCCGGTGCTGATGGCAGCGGCAGCCGCAGTGAGCGGACCTTTCAGACCCTGAAAGATGCCGGTGAGGGTGGAGCCAAGGCCCTGCGCCTGCGTGATCACGTCCGCAAAACCGCTGGTCAGGCCCTTGGCAAGGTCGCCGCCCATATCCCACAGGCCGTTGGAGACGGCACTGACGCCCTTGCCCAGCAAGCCGTTGACCTGCTGGATCAGGTTCTTGCCGAAGTCGTCAATGAGCTGCTTTGCCTGCGGAGCAAGGCCGTTGTACAGGGTGGACAGCACCCATTCGCCGACAGACTGCCAGTCCTGCTTCTTCACAGCAGTCACCAGCGTGCTGAAGGTACCCACCACGCCCTTGTCGGCCTCGTCCTGCCAGCCCTTGACGAGGCCGTCAAAGCTGTTGGCAGAGGCTTTCTTGATCTCCTCGGTGATCTGCGGGACACCATCGGCGGCAATGGTCTTGACCCGCTCCACCGTGACCAGCGCCCCGTCCACGATGTCGTTGCAGGTCTCGGTGATGACCTGTTTCTGGGTCGTGGTTTTGTCGGTCAGGGTCTCGGTGATGGTCTTGGTGCTGGTGGCAATGCCGTTGACCACGGAATCCGTTGTAGACGTAACGGTCTTGGCTACAGTGGCAGCGATCTCTTCATAGGTCTTCTGGGTCTGGGCCGTGGTCTTGCCGTGGTCGGTGACATACTTGGTGACAGTCTTGTAGTTTTTCACCACGCCGTTCACCATCTCCTTGCCGGATTCGGTCACGGTGCGGGTCAGCCGGTCATACTCCTCGCTGCCCTTGCGCAGGTGCTCGGTGAGCTCGGTGGTCTGGATGGTCACCTTGCCCAGGGCGTTGGTGGTGTCGGTGTGGCCTGCGTCCTGCAGGGACCACAGCAGGGTCTCGGCGGCCTGTGCGGCGGCCTTGGTCTTTTTGGCCGCCTTGGTGGCGGCGTCCCCGGACTTGGTATAGGCCGGGACGACCACCTCCGCCATGGACTGGGCGCTGTCGGCCACGTCGGCGTTGGCGTCCGCCCAGACGGAGGACCAGTCGTTCCCGCTGGCGGTTTTAGCAATGGTGGCACCGGCGGTGGCTGCGATGGCTCCTGCACCAACCGCACCGCCTTTGCCGGTGAGGCCGTTGATAAAGCTCTGGATAAGTTTCTTGCCCCACTGCACCGCCTGCGAGGGCAGGCTCTTGATCCAGGCAAGCGCACTGGAAAAGCCGCCCTTGAAGGCGTTCAGCAGGCTGGAGCCCATGCTCTTCACGCCATTGGCCACACCGGTGAGGATGGTCTTGCCGATGTTCAGCCAGTTGATGGCCGAAATGACCGACAGCACCGCCTCCAGGATCTTTTTCCAGTTGGCCAGCAGACTGGGCACGGTCTGTACAAGACCGGCGATCAGCTGCACGATGATGGACACGCCCTGCGCCAGGATCTTGGGCATGTTATCGTTGATGACCCCGCAGATGTTGATGATGATGTCGGGCACATAGGCGATCAGGTCCGGCAGACCGGCGATCAGGCCGTTGAGCAGCTGGGTGATAAGGTTCAGACCGGCGTCCACAAAGCTGGCCGCGTTGTCCCGCAGCTGGTCTGTAAAGGCCAGCAGCTGCGGCAGAGCAGTGGAGAAGAACTCCGGGATGCCCTCGGTGAAGCCCTGTGCCAGGGAGCTGAGCAGCTCGGTGCCGGTCTGCAGGAGCTCCGGCACAAGGCTGTAAACGATTTCCGGAATGCCTGCCAGTACATTGCCGATCATGGGCAGCAGATTGTCCACAAGGAAGGTCTGTGCCGTGTCGGCCAGCGCCTGCAGCGGTTCCGTCAGATTGGCACCGGTGGACCAGTTGCCCATCACGTTTTCCGCCGCTGCCTTCATGGCGGCAAAGCTGCCGGTCAGGGTGGTGGCGGCTTCCTTTGCGGTGGTGCCGGTGATGTCCATCTCCTGCTGGATGACGTGGATGGCACTGTACATGTCGGCCAGGTTGCCCAGGTCGTAGTGCACGCCAGAGATCTTCTCGGCGTCCTTCAGCAGCCGCTGCATCTCGGCCTGTGTGCCGCCGTAGCCCAGCTTGAGGTTGTCCAGCATGGTGTAATTCTGCTTGGCAAAGCCCTGATAGGCGTTCTGGATATCCTGCATATCCGTGCCCATCTTGTTGGCGTTGTCGGCCATATCCACCATGGCCATGTTGGCAAGCTGGGCGGCGGCGTTGGTGTCCTGGCTAACGCTGGACAGCAGACTGGCCGCAAAACTGGTGGTCTGCTCCATGTAGTCGTTGGCAGAAAGGCCAACGGTCCGGTATGCCTGCGCGGCGTACTCCTTGACCGTGTCGGCACTGTCCTTGAACAGCGTTTCCACGCCGCCAAGGCTCTGCTGCAGGGCACCGCCCATGTTGATGGAATCCGAGATGATCTTGCCGATGCCGGCCGCCGCGATCACTTTCTTCAGGGTGCCGATGAGTTCCTGACCGATGCTCTGCCCGGTCTGCTCGCCAAGGCCGTCGGTCTCCTCGTCAAACATCTCAGTCAGGGCGCTTTTGATGCCCTGCGCCGAGGGCACGATCTGGACATACGCCTTGCCCAGTTCGATTCCGTCCGCCATGGTGTCAACCTCCTTTCAGCGCCGCAAGTGCGGCGTCAAATTCTTCTGCGCTGGCGTAGCTCTGCACGTTGCTGCTGTCTGCTTCACCGCGCAGGTCGGCCAGCACGGAGGGCGGCTTGGACGTGTCGTTGTGCAGCCACCAGAGCACCTGGGTCAGGCGGTCGGCGGCATAGGCCAGCAGTTCCGTCTCAAAGTCCACCGTGCGGCCTGCCGCCTTGCGCAGGCTGCGGCTTGTTTCCGGCAGGCCTGCGGCCAGGGTGGCGGCCAGACGCAGCGGCAGGGCGCGCCAGTCCAGTACATGGTAATACTGGGCAAAATCGCAGATCAGGGCGTCCTCGTCCGATGCGATCAGTTCGGCGAGGAAGCAGAGTTTTTTCCGGCTGTGAAGCTGTTCATCAGCTCACCCAGAGCGTCCGCCACCTTGGCCACCGGCACACGGCCGTCCGGGGTGCGCAGGTGGTCGTACAGCTTCTTCCGGCCCTCCTTGCCCAGCAGGCGCAGGGTCAGGCGGCTCATGTCAAAGACGTTGCCGTCCTGCATGCCGCCCAGGGCGTCCAGCAGCTCGGCGTCGTCCAGTGCGTCCTCGCTCAGCTCAATTTCAAAGCCGTCGTTGGTTTTTGCAGTGATCACGTTAGACCCTCCTTACACGCCCTTGGCGGTGATGTACTCGTAGTGGGTGTTGCCGGAAGTGTCCGGCACGGCGGTCAGGGTGGTGTTGTAACCCACCGCGCCGTTGGAATAGGTGATGTCGCCCACCGAGGTGACGGCGGCGTCCGGGATGACGATGCGCTTGTTCACATCGTCCTTCATGATCATCTCCACCACCCAGCAGCAGTCCTTCTGTTCTTTGGAGTTGGCCTTGACCGTGATGCCGGTGGTCAGGTCGCCGGTGACGTTGTCGTCACCGTACACGGCCTTCAGCACGTCAGGGTTCAGGGATTCCAGCAGGGTGAAAGCGAAGGTGTCCGGCTTCTCGGTCTGCTGGGTCAGCACGGTGTCGCCGCCCCAGGCGGTGGTGTTCTCGCTGGAGGGCGAGTTGGAGTTGGTCAGACCGTCGCTGGAGATATAGCCCAGGCTCTTGAATGCCTTGTCCAGCGCGGTCTTGGCGTCGGTGGGCAAAGTGGTGCCCAGCGGGGCACGCCAGACGGCACCGCCCACCTTGGGCTTTGCAGCGGTCACGTTCTTTGCATCTGCCATAAAAAAGGCTCCTTTCAATCAGTAATGCACCACGCCGAAAACGGCCTGATAGCGGGGTCGTTTTCGGGTGGTGTCGGGGAAATTGTAGTCGGAATAAAGGTCGCAGCGCACAAGCTGCGGCAGGTTGTCGGCGTCCTGCATGGCGGCCTTGACAAGCTCGTTGAGCTTGGCCGCATCCAGGGTGCCGTCGTGGCTGGTGGCGGCGGGCCCGTAGGACTGCACCGCGATGGTGGCGCTGTAGATGCCGTCCTCATAGCCGGAGCCGGTCTTTTCCACCACCACGAAGCGGGCGGGGGCCAGGGTTGGCACGCTCAGCCGGACCGGCACGTCCAGCCGCTCGGCCAGAAAGCTGCGGATGGTTTCTTCGATCATTTCTTCCTCTGGTAGCTCCTTACGGTGATGACCCTGCCGTCCTTCAAGTGGCGTTTGTGCTCGTGTACGGTCTCGCCATTCCGGCTGGCTGATGTGGCTTTGAGCAGGGTGTTGTGGGCAGAGTTGTCATCAACGGCCTGCGGGGTGGCGGTCTCCACCACGGCCACGGCGCGGGTGGCGGCCACATAGGCCTCGTACCCGTCGCCACATCGGTCTTTCACGGTGTCGGCCCGCGCTTTCAGCACGGCCTGCATTTCCGGGCTGCGCATCAGGGCGCGCACCCCGGCACGGTCCAGTTCAAAGCGCACTTTACTCATCCCTTACCACCTGTACCTTCTTGTTCCAGCACAGGGGGATCATGCGCTCGATGCCCTGCACGACGCCCCCGCAGGTGCGGAAGTGCTGGCCGAAAAACTCCACCTGCACGTCGTTCCAGTCGTGGGCGTCGCCCTTGGGGATGGCCAGCGTGTAGGCCAGCCGCCGGCCGGTCAGCTGCAGTTCGGTGGTGATTTCCTCGGCGGAGGGTTCGCCCACCAGCACGTTGTGCACGGTGACCGGCGTTTCGGTGTAGACCGGGGCGTCGGCCTCGTCGGTGCCGGACTGGGTCTTTTCGTACAGGGTAATGTCGATGCCTTTCAACATAAGTCCTCCAGCGGGCTGCGGGCCCCCACGCGGCTGCCCACGCCCAGCAGTTTCTTTTCCAGTTTGGAAAGATACAGCTCCCCGGAAGAGCCGCCGCTCATGGTCCAGCTCTGGGAGTAGCCCAGCGCGGTGGCGGTGCCCTGGGTGGCCCCCATGGGGAAGCTGACGCCGCCCGTGCTGTCGCTTTCGCCCAGCTGGCGGCGCACCATCCGGCAGGAAACGAGCCGTTTGGCGTCCTCTCCGGCGTCCGGGTTGTAGGCGTCAATGATGATGGCCGCCTCACTCAGCAGGGCGCTGCAGCGTTCCTGTTCGTCCTTTGACAGGGCACGGAACCCGGCTTCCACATCAAACACTTCGGCGTAGGTCATGAGGGCACCCCGTTACACTTCGGTGCGCTTGATGTACAGGGTCTGGGGCTTGGAGACCTTCAGACCATACACCTTGCGGCCCTGCACGGCGGATGCGCCGATGTACTTGCCGGAGCCGGACAGGTCCTGCAGATGGATGGGCACCTGCCACTCCATCACACGGTGGCACCAGTTGGGATGACCGGCAATGAACTCGGTGGTGGTCTTTTTGCTGGTCACGCGGGTGGTGCTCTCGTAGTCCATGTTGTTGGATTCAAAAACGTTGAAGCCCGCAATGCGGCCCACGACGCCCTGCTGCACCAGCTCCTGCGACAGGTCGCCCTGCTTGATGTAGTGCTCATCCAGCATCAGAACCTCCAGATACTCCGGGGATGCGATGAGGAAACGGCCCTCGGCGGGCACGCCCTTGCGGCCCAGCACGCGCTTGGCCTCCAGCGCCAGCTTATAGGCGTTGCTCTCGGTGGCGGCGGTCTTGGTGGCGCTGATGGTGGCACCGGTCGCGCCTTCCAGCGCGGCAATGGACTTCTTGTCGATGGACAGGGCCAGAGAGTAACCGGCGCTGTCCAGACGGTCGGCCACAATGTCATCCGGCACGCTGTCGGCGTCGTAGCCGTCGATCAACTCGTTCACGGCCTCGTCGTGGTCGATGTTCAGGTCCAGATAGGTGGTGGTGCCCGCCTCGGCAGCGATGCCGTTGGCCTTGTCGTACTCCTTGACGGTCACCTCGGTGTCACGGACCGGGATCTTGACCTTGCCGGAGGTGGGGTCGCCCTCGTAGCGGCTATTGAAGATGAGGTTATCACGGGTCACCAGCTGGTTGCGCAGCTTTGCGTCCACCAGAGTGGCCCAACGTTCCTGATTTGCATGTGCCATAAAAATTACTCACTTTCTCCGTGCTGCTGCACGGCTGTCAGATTTTCAAACCGGGGTTGCGGTCCATGAATGCGGCGGTGACACCGTCCTTCTCGCTGGGCAGGTGCCGCGGTTCACCGCCGCCGGGCAGGACAGGATAACCGGGCGCGGGTGCGGGTGCCGGGGCATCCTCACCAAAGGCCCAGGGGTTCGCCTTGGCAGCTTCGTCCAGCGCCTTGGCGATGTCGGCAGTGCGGTCGGCGGATCCTTTCAGGCTGTCCACGTCCAGCAGGGCGCGAACCGCCTTGACGCTGCGGCCCTTCTTGCCGAGGATGGCGGTGTCGAGGGCATTGTCAAAGGCAAAGCCCTCGGCCTGTGCTTTCAGGTCGGTCTGCAGCTTGGTGACCTGCTCCTGCAGGCCTGCAACGTCCACACCGTCAAATTTGGCAAGGCCATCCTGCGCGGTCTTGAGCTGGGCATTCACGTTGTTCAGCTGGGTCTGCAGGGCGGTGGCGGCGGACTTCTCCCGGTTGATGTCCGCGCCGTTCTCCTGCATGAGCCAGTTCAGCTGCTCGTCGGTGATGCTGGGGATCTTGTTCTTCACATCTTCGCGTTTCATGGTGGAAACTCCTTTCTGTGGGTAAAACCTCGGTTTGGTGACGCAGTTCTCCGTCTGCGTCCGGTTGTGGGCAGGGTACGCACTGCCCGCTGCGATGGTGCTCGTTTCGTCCTCATGCGGGCAAAATGGGCATAAAAAAGCACGGTGCAAACTGCATCGTGCTTGATACGGGCTAAAACAGGATGTTTTGGTCAGTGCCTTTACGGTTTTGTTTCCACGCTGGGCAGAATGTCCGTGTGGAAATAGAGCTTATAGTGGTACGGGTCGGTATGGGTGCCAGTAATGTCCTCCACCACATACATGGTGTAGCCGTTCAGGTAGATATAATTTTTGCGGTAGGTGTCCGGGCCAATTTTCACCGTGCAGACCAGCTCGTTGCTTGAGTTGTTGGAGATGGACATGTAGCCCTCGGCTTCCATGATGATCTTATCGGTGCGGGCGTTGTAGACGGTGATCTTGCGCTCACTCTCAAAGTAATCAGCCTGTTTGGAGATGTTGGCATTGGCCTTGTCGGCCTCCGAACAGCCGCACAGCAAGATAGATGCGGCCAACGCGATGGCGAGAAGAATCTTTTTCATGATGCTTTCCTTTCTGTTTTTGGGTAACAAAAAACCACGGTGCGTGTGCATCGTGGTTTAACGGTCATTCAACTCCCGCCGGGAGTTTTCCAAGTTCTTTCAGAACGTCATAATAACCTCGTGCAGCCAGCTGCCGTGGCGGAACGTCATCCCCATCATAGATATCTTGGGCGCATAGTTCGTCATATTTATGGTCGATAGGATGGTCTATCAGATACTGCTGCATTTTCTTTATGCGTTCCGGGGTAAAGAACTTTTCATTCGTAGAACTTGACACCGTATTCCTCCAATTCTGATAGACAGTTGCGAACAAGAAAATTCAACGATTCGGCGGCTTCCTGATAGGAAATCTCTTTCCGATCATATTGATCTGCAATGCCGTTGACGGATTCTCCGAGATCAGAAACCAGTGTTTTTACGGCTTTTGCGTCAAACGAAGCTGATTTTTCAACCGCATAAACGTGCCCATCATGGCCAACAGCTGTAAGCATTTTCAGATTTACGTTATTTGCAAAGTTACTCAAATCCCGTTGTGAGAAAATGTTACTGTCAGGGTGTGTATGGATAACAATATACGGCACATTTTGTTTTGGCACCGACACTGTTGAGCGCTCTGCTGCTCCTGTTAACTCTTTTGTGAGCGGTTTCATATTCAAATCGTATGCCCTGCCAACTTCCACTCCAAGCGGCTGCTTGGATGCGGTCATAAGCAGACGTTTGTGCGCATTTTTCAGCTGCTGTTGTCCAGCAGCATCCAGCGTGTCACAGCTGAACGCCTTGACATTGCTGATTGACTGCATTGTAACAGGTTTTGGCTCCATGTTCAAGCTCGAATAAACAGAGAAGTTTTTCCTTGCCGCATACGCCGCCCGCTTCTGGGCGTTGATAGCATCCTTCCGGGCGGCGTAGTCGATGCGGCGCATGGCGTTCACATCGCTGCCCGCGTCACGGTACTGCCGGAGGTATGCTTCCGGGTCGTAGCCGGAAACGTCAAACTCCCGGCTGAACCGCACCGCAAACTCACAATCACAGTTGGCGTGGATGTGCTGGGCGTGGCCTTTCTTCAGCAGGTTCTTGCTGGCTTTCTGCCAGCCGTTGGAAGCCAGCATCCGGCAGAACGGGCAGGTGTCCCCATGGGGCACCCAGGCCCACTCAGCACCGTCCCGGGCGGCATTGCGCAGGGAGGTGTCCGCCCCGGCACGCTTGACCAGACGGCTGACGCCGTTCGGCAGGTTGGCGGGGTTCTGGTCCTTGGTGGCGTTCACCATGCGGGCCACCTCGTTGTAACTGGCGGTCTCGGCAGGCTCTGCCGCGGGCACCAGAGCACCCTGTGCCTCGGCCAGGGCATCGTACATCTGGCAGGCCAGCTCCGCACTGCCCTCACCGTACTTTGTCACAAGGCCGTAGGCGTAGGCGATCAGGTCCGCCGTGTCTGCGGTGCCGTGCCGGTCGATGTATTCCCGCATGAGCTGCCCGGCTTTCTGGTTCAGCCGGGACAGGCGGGTGATGTACTCATTCCACGTTTTCGCTGAGATCTGCATCTTCCATCTCCATCAGCAGTTTCTGTCCGCGCTGGCGCTGCTCCTGCGCCTTGATGCGCCGGATGTCCGCCTGGTCAAAGCCGATCATCTCCAGGAAGGTGTCCGTGCCGGCAAACTCCTGCCGGGAGGATGCGATCTTGATGGCGGCGTCGGCGGTCACGGCCACGCTGGGCATGGCGGGGTTTTTGAAGTGGGCCATGATGCCGGTCTCTTCCTCGGTCAGGTCGGCCAGGCGGCAGTCCCGCGCCACGGCCTGTGCCATGCAGGCAATGGTGTGCAGGGCGTCGCCGTTGCCGGTGTTCAGCTGCTGGGCCAGAAGCACCAGCGTCTGGCTCTGGGCAAGGATGGCGTCGCTGCTGGTGGGGTTGGCGTCGTTCACCACGCCCACGTCGGTGACGGTCAGGCCGGTAGCCGCCGCAAACTGGGTGGCGGTCATCCGCATCTTCTCCACATGGGGCGTCAGGCTGCCCTGTGCCAGCTGGCCCAGGGTCGGGTTTTCGCCGGTCTCCGGGTTGGCTGTGGCGGCGATAATGGCCCCCATGTAGGTCTTGAACTTGTTGGAAATGATGGCGTCATACTGCTCATCGGTCACGCCGAGGATGTACTTCTGGGGCGTGGTGGCAAACTCCAGCGCGATGGTTGCGTTGGCTGCCGTGCGGATGTAATCGTTGATCAGAGCGCGGATGGGCTTTTTGAGCCGGGAGCGGCCGAAGGGCTTGGAGTTGGTGGCGTTCCAGATCAGCGGTTCCATCAGCGGGCGGCCCATCTTGTGGGCGTAGCGCTGCGCCGTCCAGAAGCTGCCGTTTGACTGCAGCACAATGACCGCGTCATCCGTGTAGAAGTTGACCACGGAAGGCCGCCATGTGCCCTCGAAGTGCTCATCCTTCACGGTGTCCACGATGGCAAGGCCGCAGTCGATGCGGCCCTTCTCGCCGCTCCAGAGGGCGGCTGCCGTGGCAGGCGAGTGGAACCGGATGCTGCAGCCGATGGCGTTGTCCCCGGACAGGGTGGCAAAGGTGCAGCCGTATTTCAGCTCGTCCCGGCAGGCCTTGGCGTACTGTGCCACAAGGCGGTTGTCGGCCACCAGCTTTGCAAGGCTGTCCAGACTGCCGCCGGTGCCCACAAAGCCGTCGAACATGGAGCGGGCCGCCAGAACATCCACGGCCTTCTGGCCCCAGCTGCAGCCCACTTCCAGGTTGCGCAGGCCCTGCGGCAGGGCAATGCCAAGGTTCACGTCCTGCAGGGTGACGTGGCCCTCGTAATATTTATCTTTCAGGCGGTTGCGGCTCTGGTGGTAGTTGTAGGCGTCGGCCAGATCCTGCAGCTGCTGCAGTTCTTCCGCGCTCAGGCCCTCCATCGGGCCAAAATTCAGGGTAACGAACATGGTGCTCCTTTCAGCCGATGCGCATCTTGCGGGTGAGGTCGCGGCGGCAGGTCTTTGCGCCCCACAGGGCCAGCGCGCAGGCTTCCACCGGCAGGCTGTTCTCGCCGCCAAAGCCAAAGCCGCCCGCAAGGGGGCGCTTGGTGGCGGTAACAGCGCTCTCGTTCAGGGCAGTCTGGGGTGCGTACCAGGTCAGGTGCTGCTCATTCACCGCGTTGGTGAACAGGCTCACGGCGGCGATCACGTCCCGTGCTCCGGGCCGGACGACCGCGTTCTTTGCCTTCCAGACTTCCCGGATGCGCTCCACCAGCACGTCCACGCCGTTGCGCCCGTCGATGACCACGCAGCTGGCCTTGCCGTACCGGTCGCACAGCCAGTCGGCCAGCCATGCAAGGCCCTGCCCGGTGGGCCGCAGGTCGATAAGAGAGACGCGGGCAGGGCCCTCTTTCGGGATGACCGCGCCGCACAGGCACACGGCGCTGCCGTCGGCGGCAAACTTGACGCCGTAGGCGGTCTTGCCCTCCGGCTTTTCCTCCTCGCTGGCGCAGGCTGCCCACGCCTTACGGTCGAGGGCATAGTCCAGATGTTCGGCTGCCACCGGGCTCCACCAGCCCAGGCGCTCCCGTGCAAAGGTGTCGGCGTCCAGCTGCTCGCTTTCACCCTCAATGGTGCCGTACTGGATGCGCCGCCCAAGGGCCGGGTTTGCCGCTGCCCAGCGGGCGGGATCCTTCACGTCGCCGATCTCCGGCACGCTGAACTCGAACCACGCGGCCTTTTTTGCTTCGCCGTCCAGCGCCCGCTTGCGCAGGGCGCGGAACACGGTGCCCACGGCATCCGGCCCGGGCGGCGTTCCCACATAGATGGTCTGGGGGTTCAGGCTGGCCGAAATGGCCGGGATGAAACTGCCCTGTGCAGTTTCGTCCAGCTCCTGTGCCTCGTCGAAGATGAGCAGGTCGCCGTGCTGGCCGCGTCCGCCGTTGCGGGTACGGGCCAGAAACTTGATCTTTGCGCCGCTCTTCAGGATGATCTGCTCGCGGCCCAGCGCGGTGCGAATCTCGGAAACATACCGGCGCATTTTCGGGCCCTCAAAAAAGGCCCGCATTTCCTCAAAGGTCTCGGTGGCGGTCTTTTGCAGGTGGGCCGTGTAGATGACCGTTTCGTTGAACATAAGCATGCCGGACGCCGCCCGCCCCTGCACCAGCAGGCTCTTGCCGTTCTGGCGGGGCACGCTGCCGCCCGCCGTGGGGGCAGTCCATTTGCCGGACACGGTGCGGCCCATCCAGTCATCCAGGATGTCGCTCTGCCACGGGTCCAGCACCGTGCCGCCCGCCCGCAGGATGCGCACGGCATCCGGCCCGTCAGTGGCGTTATACGGCGGTGCGATGTGTGCGGACGGCTCCTGGCTTCCCATCACTTTCCCGCTGTGCGAGGATCTCGCTGATCTCGTCCGTGTCATCTGCTGCTCCTTCGATCTCTTCAATCTCCCGGATGGTCTCCCGGTACTGCTTGGCCAGCTGCGGCAGGGTCTTGGCATCCTTGCAGCTGTCAATGTTGACGGCCAGCACGCGGGCCAGTGTTTTCAACTGCTCCAGCCGGGTGCCCCGGGCCGTGACGCTTTTCATGGTTGCCATGCCCTGACACCCCTTTCCATTTTTTCCTGTGTGTAAATCGGCGCTGACGGCCCTGGGTCGCCGGGGTCACGGGAGGGGGGACCCTCCCCACCTACCACTCGCCGTCCTGGATCCGCGGCGCACTGATGCGTTTTCCGGGCTTTTTCGGCTCGGTTTGCACCACTTTGTTGCCCTTCTGGGCATTGCACCAGTAATGTGCTGGCTGGAGATTCGTCCAGTCCTCAGCCGCGGCCCGTGCGGACGGGTAGCCAAACTGCCGCCAGCGGGACACTGGCTTGATCTCATCCACAACAAAGGACAGCGGGTGCTGCGCGTCTGAAGGTTCATCGTAATGAATTGGGCCAAGACGCCCATGACAGATGCCGCATTCGCCGCCCATCGCCCGGAGCCGGGCCCGGTTGCGCCGCCGCAGCTGGCCGTTGGCATAGCGCGGGTTGCCCATGCGGTTCACCTCCTGACAGACAAAAAAGCCTGCGCAATGGCAGGCAGATCTTGTGCCCCGGCAAACACTCCGGGGCCTTTGCAGGGGCGGGGGGTGCTTTGCGGAGGGGGCAGGGTACAAAATGACCCCGGAGTACAAACGAGGCCCGGGGGTGGTAAATATGGAGCCGTTGGCCGGACTTGAACCGGCATCGTGACCCGCCCTGACCGGACGGTGCTCTGCTTGAGCTACAACGGCATGGAATGTGCACAGCTGCCCGCAACGGCAGCTTGCTGGTCAGAATGGAAGGGAAACCGCTTGGC